TTCAAAATCAAATCGTAGTTAGAAAAACAGACGATGGACAAGTAAAAGTCAAAGATGTCGAGTTTTCTCAAACTGCACTAACATCAAATTTTATTGATAGATATAATAGAATTAATTCGAGTGGATATGGTGCATCAGCTTATCAGGCTAAACAAAATGCAAATGCATATGATGTGGCTAGAAAAGAATTATTTAGAGACTATGAGTTAATGGACGCAGACCCAATCATATCATCAGCGTTGGACATCTATTGTGATGAATCTACGGTTGATAATATTGAAAATAGAATAATGAAAATTAAAACCGACAATCCAAAAGTCCATAAAATTTTACACAATCTGTTTTATGATATAATGAACATTGAATTTAATCTATGGAGTTATATTCGTAATATGGTGAAGTATGGTGATTTTTATTTACATTTAGATATATTGGATAAACACGGAGTTGTAAATGTAAAACCTCTTTCAGTATATGAAGTTAATAGATTAGAAGGACATGACCCATCAAATCCTAAATTAGTTCAATTTGAAGTTCAACAATATTCAGAGACAAGAAGAAGTTCAAAACCAAATGATGTTCACGAAAATTATGAAGTAGCTCACTTCAGAAATCTCGCTGATACTAATTACTTACCTTATGGTAAATCAATGTTAGAGGGTGCAAGAAGAGTATTTAAACAATTGACTCTTATGGAAGACGCTATGTTGATTCATAGAATGATGAGAGCACCAGAGAAAAGAATATTTAAAGTAGACATTGGAAACATACCACCAAATGAAGTTGATAACTTTATGCAACAAATCATTGGTAAGATGAAAAAAACACCTGTGATGAATGCAAATGGTGAGTATAACTTAAAATACAATATGGAATCCATTACAGAGGATTATTACTTACCTGTTCGTGGTGGGGATAGTGGAACGAATATAGATACTTTACCAGGTTTGGGTAATGATGGTGCGATTGAAGATGTGGAGTATTTAAGAAACAAAATGATGGCAGCTTTAAAAATACCAAAAGCATTTTTGGGATACGATGAGAATGTAGGTGCAAAAGCTACATTGGCTGCTGAAGATGTTAGATTCTCAAGAACAATAGAAAGACTACAAAAAATCATTGTAGCTGAATTAGAAAAGATTGCTATTGTTCATTTATACACACAAGGATTTGATGATGCAGAATTGATTAATTTTGAATTAGAATTAACCAATCCATCAA